CAACGGGAAAGCACGCTGTCGGCGGCTATCGTCCGGACGGACAACAACGTCGAAGTGGGGAGCGCAACGCCGGGATACACGGTGATGCAATTCAGTGAGGCGATGCGGAACCTTGACCCGTTCATCGGGGAAGGGCTGGCAACAATCGAGACGGCTGGCGTCTTCCGCAACGGTGACAAAGCTTTCATGCTCATGCGGTGGAATATCGAACGCTTTGGCGACCTTTGCCGGGAAGCGTTCGGGGACAGCATGCGAGCCTACGGGCTGGCCACGGCATCCCACTCTGGCCGGGACGGTATCTGTTTCTACGATACCGATGTCACCGTGGTGTGCCAGAACACGGAACGGGCCGCTGTCAATGGGTCCACCTCCAAGTTCATGGCGAAGCACTCGCGCAAGGCAGGAACGCGAGTAGTGGACGGTGTGGCCAAGCTCTGGGGTGGAGTGGTCGCACAGCGTGAGGAAATCGGACGGGCAATCCTTGCCCTACGTTCCCTGACGTTGGACGAGGCGACCTTCCGGGCAATGGTGCTTGACGTTATCGCACCGCTCCCGCAAGAGTCGAAGAGCTTTGACCCAAGCGCGAAGTTCGCCAACACGATGGTCCGACGGGCGGAGGAGAAGAGGCTTACGCTGTCAAGCCTCTGGCACAACGCACCGGGACACGTTGGTGACGGGTCGGCTTGGGAAGCGTACAAAGCGGTGACGCATGCCGCCGACCATAGCGGTGTCCTTTGGTCGCCCCGGTCGCTGGAATCACGGGCCGAGGGACTGCTAGAGGGTCCGATGGTCGCCGCCAAGAATGCGGTCTATAACGGACTGCTGGAACTGGCCACAGCAGGGAAGTAAGGGAAAGCGGGGCAAGGCTTGGACAGCTTGCCCCGCTTTCCTGCCTCTGGAACATAACTAGTTAGTTATGCGTGACTATTCGTTTAAAGGCGATTTAAGGGCCTATCGCCGTTTAGGGCTATAGGGGTAGCCTAAACCCAAACGTGCATACGCTAAGTATATGTGTTTCAACAGGTTACACGCTTTGTGATAGTGCCTCTGCATACGGATTATGCAGGCTCTAAAGCCCGTATAACGCAAGATTTGGCCGAATGTGTGCCTTAATGTTTTATTCGGGAATCGTTCGGTCTATAGAGTGATAGCACTTTCAGGGAAACCCTTATTGACTTTGGGGCGCGAGTGGTGTACCCGCTCAGAGAAAAGGGCTATATGACTTTATAGGAATATTCGGAATACCCGACCGACATGGGGGCATGGCATATGAAACGAGGTTACGATTTTCAAAAAATATTTCCCAGAATTTTTTCCCCGGGAAACCCAAATCATAAGACGCGGTGGAATACCCTTGTGTTCAGGAAGTGAATACCCTTGTGTTTGCTGATTGGCAAACACTCACCACTCAAAGGAAAACTGTTCTCCGTTGATGATATCACGCCAGTGTTCAGGAAGTTGACAGTTGTGTGGAGCGTGGGTGAAGAGGGGAGCGATTTGGAAGTCGTTGTATCCGGCACGACCGCACCCGATGCGAGTGACGGCGAAGGTGAGGTTTGGGTATTGGTTGGCGTAGTCGAGGAAGGTGGAGACGTAGTTGACGACTGTTTTGAACGGGAGCGTGTTGATGTTTTCGTCTTTGGTGGGGATGGCGTAGGCTCGTCCTTGGGGACCATGTCCGACTCCACGGACGGCTCCATAGAGGTCAAGGGCGTCTTTAGCGGCACCCGCACCGTGTCGTCCTGCGAGGTTGGAGCCAAAGACGAAGATAGCGTTGGGGTGTTTCATGAGGGATTCCACGCGGAGTGTTTCGGCGTGGTCGTTGACGGTGAAGCGTTTCATGCTTGGATGAGTTTTCCACACAAGCGGCATTCGCATTCGTCCCAGTAGGTGAGTCGTTTTTTCACCTTATATTCATGTGGACATGTTTTTGACATTTCGCGCCAGTGTTCTTTGAGGGTTCTGGTTTGATTGAGTATATCAGCAACGATTTTTTCATTACTTTCAATACAGCGGAGGAGGTCTTTGGGATTATTTTCTGTTGAGATATTGGCGCACATGGTACACTGGCGTTGGCAGGTGGGGTATCCCGCGTGTTGTATGATGGTCATGGTTGGGCCTCGGGGGTTGACGCTTTCAAAATCTGACTGTCAAGTTTCGTGACACACGAGGTCAGCACTTTATTGACGGCATCACAGAGGACGCAATCGTAGCGTTTGTGGGTGCGGCATCTGCCATAGGTGGTGAATTCTCGTAGCGTGTTCTTGATGGTTTGTTGCGCGTCTTGGATGGCGTGATTATAGACCAAGTCACGAAACGTTTCCAGTTCTTGGATGCACCCAGCACAGGCGAAGTACTCGCCGTCGGGTTCTCCTTTCTCGGGGTAGTCACATCCAAAGCGTTGGGCCAGTGCGAACATCATGTCTCGTTCGGGGGTGGTCATAAATGAATTTCTCCGTTGAGGTGTCCGCGATTAGCCATTAGGATACCTCGGTCCACGCACAGCGGACAGACCGATGATGAATACCATGACGATGAAAATATATGAGAACATTACGGTTGGGCCTCATCGATATTGGAGGTGGTGTGTCCACAGGGGCAGACAAAGAGCCATTCGTAGTCTGGCGGGGTATTGGGGAAGGTCATTTCATGGTGATGAATGTGGGGTGTGTTCCAGAACTTCCACCACGGGTGTTTCGGTTTGGGGAGTGGAGGGTGGACAAAGGGCCATTTCAGTTGTAGATTTCTCTGATGGGACAGGGTCAGGTTGTGTAGGGTTGTTTTCATTGCGCCAGTGTTCCCATGAGGGGTGGGTGGCTTTATGGTAAAGCCACGAGGGGTGTTCGGGTTTGGGGGTGAAGGGCGGGGTCACGATGGGATTTTGACAGCGTTGGCAGAGTGGGGTATAGACACCTTTAACGGGGGTGTAGTACTGGTGTGTTTCACAGAAGTAGAGTCCACAGCCGTGTTCGCCGCCGAAGGGTTCGCCGCCACAGACGTAGGCCAGTCCTCTATCGATGGTTCGGGAACAGCCCGGGTGGTCGCAGAAGGCGGGGACGCCGTATCCTACGTCACGTTTCCAGTTGTGGTCGTATCCTAGTGACCAGCCCATGGAGCCTCCTGAGGGATTGGGAATTTATACAATGGTCACACCCCATTCATCTTGGTATCCAGCGGCTCGAATCAGATTTCGAATCAGGGCATGAATAGTTCTGGCTTCATCTTTTCCGTACATGTTGTACAGGTGGGCTTCGGTTAAAAACGGTGCCGTTTCGTCTCCGGGTTCGAACATGGGATATTGTTTGGAATGGCCGTTGACTTTGGAGTGTGCCTTAAGATTCACATCGGGCACGTGGGTCATTAGGCGTCTGACGGCGTCTTCGAACGCGGGGCGGTCAAATGATAGAGTCATGGAATGGGGAAGGGTTTGAGGTCGTGGGGTTGGTCGTCAATGAGAGTGTGGGGTTTTGCTATCTTGGCGCGAAGAGCATCTGCAAGCGCGTACACACCAGATTCAATACCATCGGCGTGGTGTGGAGAACGGATGGCACATGCATCCGTAATGACCTTGCGAAGGAACTCCTCTGACAGACTTTGGCGAGCGGAGCATCGCTTGCAAGTGACCCGCCGCTTGTGGCCAATGAATGACTCGCCACAGTGAATGCAGTTGTTGACGTAGTTCCCGTTCTCGTGCGAGAAGTCCTCGGGCCAGTCACACTCCCGCGCTTCGCGCTCGGGGTCGGGTTGTTCAGGACCACCCCACCGTTGCCACGGGAGCGGACAGGACCGACCTGTTGCGTGTGGTTCATTGTCGCGGTTCTGTGGGCAGAGTGAGTGAACGCAGTCACCGTCCTGCCCTGCCGCGCAGAGGGTAAGCGTGGTCATGGGTTTTCTCTGGTAAGTTTCATTTTGACACCAACGTAGGCATCGGTGAGGATGTCGTATTGGTCTGAGAGGGTGGCAACTTCTTTTTTGAGTCTGGCTATTTCCTCTACGGCGTTGACCACATTCTGAGCAGAGACAAACACACTCAGACCACAAGGCGGATTGTGGTGATAGCGTGTGGCGACCTCTTCGAGCGAGACTTCGGTGTACGAAGGAATCTTATGAATCGCATCAAATTCTTCTTGGTTTACCGCTCTGAAACGGACGACATATCTTCCCGAAAGAATATGTTTATTGGCCTCGTAATGGGACAAGGTATATTGAAAGGGGTGTGGTGTTTCGTAATTGTAGAAAATACCCCACATTTCAAGGGGTTTCAGCGGGTATAGAAAATCGTTAGTCATTGGTGTCTCCTGAGGGTACGTGAAAGAATCCCATTTGACCCCGGTAGGGGGTGAGTGGGAGTGCGGTGGGGTTTTTCAGAACAAAGCCGTACTTTCCGGTGAACCACGGGCTGTCCGACCGTTCAACACAGTCCGCGATGTCCACGGTTCCGACCAACCCGCCCATGGGAAAGGCGTCTGGGTCGGGAAGTGGGATGTTGGGGTGGGTGTGCATAACGGTGACGTACCCCATGTGGTCAAACGATTTTCCGGCGTGGACAAAGAACGTCCCTCGGTGGTTGGTGCGCCACGAGCGATTTTCAATATCTTTGTAGCCGTTGACGATGAGCCACGCCCACGGCTGTCGAATGGTCAGGGCATTCATTCCATACACTCGGCAATTTGGTCGGTGATAGTGGTGTAGAAATCGCGCACGGCTTCGTTGAATTCGTTTTTGGTGATGAATTCCATATTATCGGATATATTACAACGAGCGTTCGTGTCTAGTTCAATGACGTTGTGTGGGGTGTGTTGAATGGTCCACCCCCGGAGATTGTTCATGGTGTCAATGTGGGTGATAATTCCGTACATCCACCAACGGTCTGACCCACCGTAACTATTCCGGTACCGAAAACATTTCCCAACGTGTCGCGCTCTCTCAGCCGCTTTTGACGCTTCTGTATATTCCTTCTCGCGCTTGAGAATATCGTGGGCTTTTTCAACCTGTTGTTTGGTTGGGCGGTTATTCATGGTCAAATTCCTCGGCAATGACATCTTCAATGGCATTCAGAATGGTGGTATCGTTGGTGCCGTTCAGTAAATCTGAGGCGGTCAGGACTTTGACCATGGCCACGCGGTAGATGGAGCGTTCGTGGTTGCGGATATGGTCTTCAAAGTTATCCAACGTGTTGAACGCTCGTGTCGTGTTTTCTCCAGAGGCTCTGGGACGAGACAGGAGGTTCTGCATGGTGGTGCGATACGAATCCACCAAATCTTTCAAGTGAATAAGGTCACTGGTCATAGAGTCCTCATGGGGATAACCAAAAAGTGTGAACGTTCGGATGCTCTGGGGATTAAGACGCCTCTGGTGCCGCTTCCTTCGTCTCCCCCGTAGACATCCCGGAATCGTCCGGTGCGAATCAGGGCGAGCAAATCGGTTGGGCGAATGGACCAGATTTCATTCAGGTGTTTCAAATAATACACAAACCAATCAGCGGTACAGACTTGGATGCCGGATTTCTTGCCACGGGACTGGACTTCGATAAAGAGATTGCCTGTGTCTTTGGTAGGGGTAATCAGCACATCGGTTTTGATTTCGAAGGAGACAGGACCGTGACCAAAAACGCTTCCGGATGGAAAGTTGATGATGCGGTCGTATCGATTGGTGTCGTTGGAGGCAATGGGTGTTCCATCGTATTCCTGTGCAAACAATGTCACGACTTCGTGTTCCCCGGCTTCTCCGTCTTCAAGGTCTTGAGAAAAGTTATAGTGGGCCATCACGGTCCTCGGTAATTTCATTGTAGATAACACTGTAGAGTACACCGAGGGCCACCAGCAACATAAAGTAATCCCCAATCCATTCATAAATGTAGAACAGTACCGTATATACAGCAAGAACCACTGCGATAGCAAGGATTGCAAATACACCGACACCAAGAATCACCATACTCGTTACTACCAACGCTTTGAGAGAATTCGGGAGCCTGTTATAGAGTGCGTCAAGTTTGTTCATATAACGATGATAACCCAAATATAGAAGACAATGAAGATTAACTCAAAAATTAGCGTGATTTCACCAAACAGGAGATAGGAGGCCCACAACAGTCCAAAAAATGCGCCTAAGAATACAAAGAGAGAGGTGGTGACTACCAAAGCCCGAAGGGGGCGATTCATGGTTTGCAACCACTTCATAATACGAAGAAGGGTTTTATCAGTGACAATGATTTCTTTAGACATGTGAGGTATTCCGTTTGAGGTATTGGTCGATAGCTTCGCGGAGATTTTGGCAAATCACTTTCCCTTGTTCAGACACCCAAAACTCTTCTGGGCCTTGGGACAGGGTCGCCCCGTATTCTCCGGATTCTACCCATGCATCGGTGTAGCCAAGGTCAATCCGTTCTTCCGTTTTGAGGCATTCTTCAAGGCCGTCCAGCAACAGTTTATCCTTGGTCAGTTCTTGGACTTGGTGTCGCAGGTCTTTGATTTCTCGCCCCAAGGTGCAGTTGCAAATCAATCCTTCTGTTCCCACTCGTGCGTTGTGGTTGCCGTTGCAGAAAGCCACATGGAGCGTTCCTTCTTCGAGTTTTCTCAACATCCGAATGATGTCTTGTTCATAGGCGGCGATGGTGTTTTCCAACTTTGCCACATATTCTTGGATTGTCTCATTTGAGTTCACATGACCTCCGTCAAGGGTACTCAGGTATAGTATCACCCATTTCGCACTTTGTCAACCCCCACCCCTTGACATCGTGGGGACAGGGGTGTATCTTCCGGAGTCGGTCAAAAACACCATAAATAAAACGCACCAGAACCGGGAGGAAAATGAAGCGAAGATTTTGGCGGGACGCCTCTCGGCAACGGAAGGCACAACTGGTATTGTTAACCAAGGCATTTGTATTTCAAATATTTTCGGTTATCATGACATTTGTGTTGGCCTTGGCGATTACCCGGGACATGGATATGAGTTTATCTTTTTCTGCGGTGGATATTGCGATGAAAGTCGTGTTATATTACGTGTTTGATGTCAGTTGGACCAAGTTGTTAACCCATTTTAAGGAGTAAGGTATGGTACAGGATACAGTTTCAGCCGTGCAGGACAGTGTGGTAGCCGTTGCCGCCGACAGTGCGGTGGCGGGTTGGGTGATTGCGATTGGCGGATTAGTGGTAGTGGCCGCTGTTCTCAAGCTGTTGTTTTTCACCAAGGATGCTCCGGGTGAGCCAGTCAACGGTGGTGGCGGTGGTACTGATGAAACGGGCGGTGGCGAAGCCGAGGTCAGCGATTTGGCCAAGACAGGCGACCGCGCAAAGTCATCTGATGAATCGTTTGGCGGCGGCGTCGGCGGAACGGTTACCGAGTTCTAAGATGTCGGGCAATGGAAAGGGGGACGACGGTCGTCCGATGGTCGTCCCCAAGAAGGTGTACGACCAAAATCATGAAAACACGTTTGGAAAACACATACCATGGTGGGAAAGGAGAAAACTAGATGCCACATCCACACAAGAACCGTCCACGCAAGGGGCGACGGAAGATAGGAAGCAAGAAGCGTAAAATGCGCCGGAATCGACGCAAATAGTGCGTAAGTCTTTAACATTATCAAAACAGGTGATTATATGAACGATTTGACCCCGCAGAACAAGAAAGAATTGTTGGAATCCTTGAGAATTATCGACGCGGCCATGCATCGTGCTGACGCCGAGCGAACTTTAATCAAGACAGAGAAGAAAAAAATTCGTGAAGCCTTGGATTTGAAGACCAAAGTTGTGAATCGTCTGGCCAAAGCCTTTTTCCGTTCGAATTTTACCGAGGAAAAGGACGAATTTGAGGAGTTTGAGAACATTTTCAAGGCTGTGTTACCCAATGCAACTTGATTTGGACCAACCCAAGCTAGATTTTGACGATGTGATGTTGGTTCCGAGCTACAGTGACATGACAAGTCGAAAAGAGGTGATGTTGACAAGAGAAATTCGCGGTCGGTGGGGTCAAACACTCACCGGGGTGCCTATTATTGCCGCCAACATGCACGGGGTTGGGACATTCAAGATGGCAAAAGCTCTTTCGCACTATGGAATGTTCACGGCTATCAACAAGGACACCCCGGTAAAATCGTGGTTTGAGTTTTTTGAAAACCCGATTATTAGTGAACCATCGATTGATAGGGTGTTTCTCACGTTGGGAATGGACATGAAGGGAGAAACAGCAAATATTGACAAGCTTCGAATGTTGGTTGCTTCCAAGTGCTTCCGTCAGATGAAGATTGTGATTGATGTGGCCAACGGATACATGAACCCGTTCTACGACTACATCAAACTGGTACGGTACACTGCACCGGATGCGTTCATTATGGCGGGAACCGTGTGTACACCAGAAGCCGCCCAACGTGTTGTGGAATCTGGTGCGGATTTGGCACGGGTTGGAATTGGTAGCGGAGCGGTATGCGTCACGCGCACGGTGGCGGGTGTTGGGTATCCACAAGCATCTGCGATTATAGAATGCGCCCAAACCGCTGATGTGGTGTGTGACGGGGGTTGTACCACCCCGGGAGATTTCGCCAAGGCATTTGCCTTGGGGTCATCGATGGTCATGGCAGGAACGGTGTTTGCGGCACACGAAGAGGGTGGGGTTGAACCGGATGAACGCGGATTTGTTTCGTTCTATGGAATGAGTTCTCACGAGGCACAGCAGACGAAACGAAACTATCGGTCTTCCGAAGGTCGGGTAGTCAAGCTCCCGTATCGCGGGATGGTGGATAATACCGTTTGTCACATTTTGGGTGGGTTGCGGTCGGCTTGTACCTATTCGAACGCGGCTTCGTTGAACGAATTACATCAGAATGCACGAGTGATTCGCGTGAACAATCAACTGAATCGGTCGGTGGAGAAATACACTATTTAGGAGGGGGCGTATGGCGAACGTGGGTGAGCGAAATCAGGAGTTTGAAGAAGCCATAAATACAGATAAGCAGAACTATCTGAGTTTCTTCGTAAACGAATTTGATATGGAGTTAGACCACATGGAGGGAGTGTTGTCCACAGAAACATCAAAAATTCTCCTCAGTTGGGTGCGAGACAAACTACGAAAGTTACACGAGGATTTTAATGCCGACCTATGAATAGTATAAATACTCCTGTCATCCTAAACAGGAGTATTCATGAAATCGCCATACACATATTATCTTTATCATATACCAACACAGAAAAAATATTATGGTGTTCAATATGGTCCGAAATCAAATCCGGATAATCTTTGGACTACATATTTTAGTAGTTCCAAAAAAGTTCACGAACTAATAGAACAATATGGGAAAGATAGCTTTTTCTTTGAGATTAGAAAACTATTCAAAACACCAGAAGAAGCTTTTTCTTGGGAACAACGTGTGTTGCAAAAACTTAAAGTTGTAGGAAAGGATGAGTGGTTAAACCAAGCATTGGCTCGCGGACCATACCTTTCATGGGGAAAACGGTCTAGAAAAACAAGATTGAAAATATCCTTAGCTTTGACCGGGAAAAAGCGTGGTTGTATATCTGAAGAAACAAGACTAAAGATGAGCATAGCCGCCAAAAAGCGTGGATATAACAGAACAGATTACAAGCCAACCGAAGAAACAAAGAAAAAAATGAGTCTTTCACAAAAAGGAAAGACTAATGTGGGAAAAATTCAAACACCTGAACACCGAAAGAAAAACAGTGAAGCTGTTTCCGCGTGGTGGAAAAAACGAAAGGAGAATTCTCTTGCCCTGTTATGAATATCGCTGTAAAGCCTGTGAGTACAAGTTCAACCTCATGGTACGCATTTCTGCCATGGATGAACCGACCACAGAACCATGTCCGTCTTGTCATGCTAGTGAAATTGAACGCATGTTTCCTTCTATTGCACCAAGTATTGGGGATGCAGTTCGTTTAGGAATTCGCCGTCCGGATGAAGGATTTAAGGATGTGCTTCGAAAGATTCACGATGCCAACCCACAATCGAACATCAAGGATACCTCTAGATACATCTAGCCCAACAGAATATGCCGCGTAAAAAGCGACCTCTTTCTCATTTGCCACAGCCTACTCCCACCCCTCACCCATCAGACAAAGAAGCGAAAACCAAGGTTAAGGTTACGGATTTGATTGATGTTCGCCCTCTCACCTTAAATCAAGAAGCGTTTTTCAGATTCTACAAAAATGGAAATCCGGCATTATTACTTCACGGGGTTGCGGGGTCTGGTAAAACATTCATCGCCATCTACAATGCCTTGAAGGAAATTCTAGACCGAACAAGTCAATATCGAAAGTTGGTGATTGTGCGGTCAGCCGTTCCATCCCGAGATATTGGACATTTACCCGGAGACGAAAAAGAAAAGAGTGAAGTCTACATGATTCCGTATGTGGATATTTGTTCCGCGTTGCTCCCACGGTTTGGGGACCAAGCATGGGCACGGTTGGTTGAGCAGAAAGTGGTGGAATTCATGATTACGTCACACGTGCGGGGCTTGACTTTGGACGAGTGCATCGTTATCGTTGATGAAGCGCAAAACATGACAGACATGGAGTTAAACTCCATTATGACCCGGGCAGGAAACAACACCAAGATGATTTTCTGTGGAGATTTCCGGCAGACCGATTTGGTAAAGCGGCACGATTTGTCTGGGTTGAAAAAGTTTGTATCGATTGTCGAACACATGGACTCATTTCGGGTGGTGGAGTTTGGTGTGGAGGATATTGTACGAAGTGCGTTATGTAAGGAGTATATCATAGCGCGAATGCAGTATGAAGATTTACTCACAAATGAACGGAGTTAGTATGTTACCAGCGCAAGTAAACACCATCCTCGCGCCGTATCGGTTGGAGTTGACCGATAACGGAACCCGGATACGGTCGATGGACTTTGAATTTGGTACGGTGGGAATTGAAGCGGTTTACGAAATGATGTTCTTACATCAAGTCACCCGAGAACAAGCATTGCAAGATGTGGCAATGTTGCTCAACACTGCCAGTCCCAAGAAAAAGAAACCGAAGAAAAAGGTCAAGTCGGTGCTTCATGCATGACCAACACCCAACGCGGAGTCAAATATAGAGTCAAATGGAGAACATTATGTTTTGAGTTGTTAGGAGACATCTGCATCGGATGTGGCACACGGAATCGTCAAGTGTTCACCATTAATCATGTAGACGGGGATGGACACAAACACCGACACCGACACACTCGCCAACCCAGTTGGAAGAAGTACTGTGAGCAGATTATCATGGGGAAACCCCGATTAGAGATTCAGTGTTATAACTGTCACGCCGAGTTGGATTTGAAGCGGGATGTATAAATAAGTTTGTAGGATGATAGTAAAATGTTTTGCAGAAAGGTTTCTTGGACGGGAGATTCGAAGCTCCCCGCCTCCATTCTATTTACACCGTCTACATTTTGTTTTCGGGGGCGAAATGGATTCGACAGGGAATTAAGTACACCAAAACCGCTATCCGAAAAGGCGAAGGGCCGTAAGCCCTAGCGAAAACTTAAAGGAGAATAACAACTATTCGACCTTGCTTCTTTCTGGTGCGCTTCAAGCCGCCTAAGGAAACTGAGCATCGCCCACTTGGAAACAGAACGGGCAATCCTTCTCGGCATATCTTCGGGTGTGCCGAGAAGTTCTCGTTTGGGGGGTTGACAAGCCATGGCAGACCGACTACATTTCTTACATGAACCCCTTACCAAAGGAGTGACAATGCTTATCACCTTACTATCCGTGGGCTTGTTGTTTGGAACCCCCACGAAACCTATCGATGTACAAGAACTCGAATGTCTGGCCAAGAACATTTATTACGAAGCCCCAGACGAGCCGTATGAAGGAAAGTTGGCCGTAGCGACCGTTACGATGAATCGGGTGGAGAATGAGTACTACCCAGACACCGTGTGTGAAGTCGTCTACCAACCCTACCAATTTTCGTGGACGAGAAATCCCTACCCCATTCGGGAACCAAAGATTTACGAGGAAGCCGAACAAATTGCGTGGGAAGTTTTGATGGAAAATAAACGGTTGAAGAGCATCGGAAATGCCATGTTCTATCACAACCAGACGGTCAAACCCAAGTGGAGTCTCACCATGGAACCAATTCGTCGTATCGGAGGTCACACGTTCTATGTCACAAGACGAGTTAACCGTTGAATATTTGATTACCCGCCAATTCAAAACCTCCGAGGAATTTTCTACGTACATAGAAACGGAATCGGCAAAACGTAAGATTACCAACTACGAAATGATTGTTGAATATTGCGAAGAACGGAATGTGGACCCTACAGCGGCGGCATCCCTCATCACCCATCGATTAAAACAACTGATTCTAATTGAGGCGGAAAACCTCAACCTCATGAAAAAGAAAACCCCGAGACTTTCAACATGAAACACAATATTCTAGACGACATCAATGGTGCCATAGAAGATTTACGACAAGACAAAAATTTGAATATATCTAGCGAATTTGAGAGTATTGTCATGGCGTGGAGCAACCCTTTTCAAGAGATTTTGAAGTTTGATGTGGAATTGCAAAAACTCCAAGACGATGTGCTAGAAGAGGCCGAAAACCTTGTGCGAGAGATTCAGAAAATCCGGGATGCGATGGCGTCGGAAGATGCCTTGAATGCTCTCATGCTTCGTGACCTTGAACAGCTTGCCTTGACCTCTGGTGATTATAATGGAGACTGGCCGCTGGACGATTATTATCTGAGAGAGAATCTAAAAGAAGAAACCGAAAAGTTTGATGACAAAGCATTAAAAGACGCCACCCGTCTCTTTGAAAACGTGATGACAGCCAGTTTGAAAAAATGGAAACAGAACGGAACATACATTGATTGAGGAACAGTATGACTACATGGGCAGAAGAAATGGATGCACAGCTTCGCTGGGACAGACGGTTTATTGAAATGGCCGAGTTGGTGTCTACGTGGAGCAAGGATACCACCAAGGTGGGGTGTGTCATTGTCGGTCCAGACAAGGAAGTGCGGTCTGTTGGATACAACGGATTTCCACGTGGGGTCAAGGAAACCGCTGAGAAGACAGAACGCCCCGAAAAGTACCTCTGGACCGAACACGCCGAGCGTAACGCCATCTACAACGCCGCTCGCATGGGGTTGAGTCTCAAGGGATGTACCTTGTACTGTTCGTGGGAGCCGTGTATGGAATGTGGCCGTGCCATCATTCAATCGGGAATTGACACGGTGGTTGCGAAAAAACGTGATGATGCTGGTAAATGGGGTGAAGAATTTTACAAATCGTTGGTTATGATTCAGGAAGCGGGTCTGGAATTCAGGTACATTCTATGAGTCCGTTCAAGGCATATGAAATGTACATGCATCTGAAGTTACATTTCACTTCGGATACATACGATGTACGTAAGTACCCCATGAAAAGAATGTCGGTGACCTCGTTTGAAAAGGGTACGATTAAGTTTAAATTGTTCAAGCTGACGCAGAAATATAATGATATTCAGCTTCGGGAGTACTTTATTGCTAACTTCTTGAACGGTGATAAATACGGTGGGATGTATAATGCCAATGCAGACGAGGTTTTATTGGATTGGCAAAAGCGCGTTCAGGGCTTGACATACCACTACAGACAGGATATATTGCATCTTCAGGAACAAGGGGTTGAAAATCCTGTTATGGCTTGGTCTGGTGACAGCCATCCCCTTCTCGCCAAGGAATATTTGGGTAAGCGCATCAATTTGGAAACCCTTGTCATCCTCGACAAACTATTTAATTTTCGGCCCGTGGTCGATAAGCGTTTGACGGATGATTTTATGTGGAAACCGATTTCTAAGTTGATGTACAAATACGAACCATTCCTTACGTTTAACAAGGAAGATTATTTTGAGGCGACCAAAAGAATCTTCGCACCCCGGTGAGAACATCTTTTGTTATGGTTGGACCATTGTTCATACACCGTTATATACCGTTATACACCGCAAAAAAAGGAGCTACACATGTTTACCAGTTTGAGAGAAATGCGTAACAAGGGCAGTGATTTGTCCAGTTTGGTCAAGCAGGTCGAAGACACGACCAAGAAGAGTTACGAGAAGGAAGAAGAGGGTACGTTTTGGTCCCCTCCGGTAGATAAGGCAGGAAATGGTATTGCCATTATCCGCTTTATGCCAGCCCCCAAGGGGGAAGACGCCGAGTTCGTTCGCCGTTGGGACCACGGGTTTCAGGGTCCGACAGGCAAGTGGTACATTGAGAATTCTCTGACCACGCTTGGCCCGGATTTCAAAGACCCTGTCTCTGAAGACAACAGCCGCCTGTGGGCACTTGACACCACAGATGACGGCCCAAACCGCAAGATTGCGCGTGAGCGCAAGCGTCGGTTGAACCACTACTCGAACATTTTGGTCATCAAAGACCCAGCCCGTCCGGAGAACGAGGGCAAGGTGTTCTTGTTCAAGTACGGCGTGAAAATCTTTGACAAGATTAAGAGCGCGTTGAAGCCACCCGTTGAGGGAATGGCGACATTCAACCCTTTCAACTTGTTCACGGGCGCGAATTTCCAGTTGGTGGTGTGTAATGTCGCCAAGCGTCGAAACTACGACCAGAGCATGTTCCTTGCCCCGGGTGAAATCCTCGGACCTGATGGCAAGCCCTACTCTGACGATAAGTTGGATGAGTTGTGGAACCAGTGCCGCTCGCTCAAGGATTTCCTTGATGCTAGACACTTCAAGTCTTACGAAGTGCTGAAGAAGCGGTTTGAGTTTGTCACGAACGCCGCTCCTGCCGCCGTCAGTGCTGGTGTGAAGGAAGAGAAGCAACCAGAACTGAAGAGTGAAGAGCCAAAGAACATGAAGACTTCTACTCCTGTTGAGGTTGATGAAGACCCAGAGGATACAGAAGAGTACTTCAAGAGCTTGGCGAATCAGGACTAAGTTCTAAACAAAGAGGGGGAGAAGCCGTTATGGTTTCTCCCCCTTTCTCTTACATGGTGTTCTGTGGGAACAGTGTTCTGGACACTCGCTTGTCTTGAAATCTCATCAGACTAGGATGTACAGGGCGGATAAACACCACCTGTGGTTCTGATGAATGTTGTGGTGCTGGTGCTGGTGTTACGTAATTATTTGTCACGTGTGATGGTGGTGGAGTCATTGTTGGGGTCATGGATAGCGTATCATCGATGTTCCCTCTGGATACCCCGTCTACCATCCCACTCTGTCGTTGTAAGTTTCTCTGGCTGGTTGCTCTATTCGCCGCTTGCATTTCCGCAAAGGAATTGAAACCGTGCTGTCTGGCAACATTTGCCGCGTTTTGGTCTACTTCAAGCGAACGGGCGTTTTCTGCCTCATTCATGCGTTCCCCGACCGTTTGCAACCCTAAACGACGATTTGCCCATCCACCAAGCTTCCACCCACCAACTACCCCTCCTGCCGCGATTGACGCCATTCCTAGACCACGTGCGGCCATTCCAGCAAACCGTTTGACACCACCCAACATCCCACGCGCTCGGTCCATCAGACTCACGGGTTCTGGTGTTTCCTCAGGAACCTGTGTTGGCTG